CCGGGTGCTGCCATGAACAACGAATCCCCCGCCGCGCTGTTGCCGGAGAGCGTAAACAACGCGCTTACCAACTTGCGTGAAATCGCCGCAGCTCGCGATACCGTTTCTGGTGATGTTCTGACTCGCTACGCCATGAGTAGGCTTGCAGCAGATGCAATACGCGCCCTCGAATCCACCGCCCCCGCCGCAAGCGAGAGCCGAGGGAGCGTGCCGGATGGGTGGGTGCTGGTGCCGCGTGAGCCAACACCAGAAATGTGCGATGCACCGATCAAGAACGATCGTAAGGGCTGGCGGCATGTTCGCCAACGTGCGCATTTCAGTATCTGGACCGCAATGGTGTCCGCCGCCCCCACGCCGCCAGCCGTTTCCAACGGAGAGCCTACGGCGGAGCAGTGGAAGGAAGCGGCAAAAAAGATCGTCCAGTTCTTCATCGGCAGAACATTATTGTCTGCCGAACTGGCGAAGATGGAATCGCATGCCCGCGAACTCGCCCGCAGCGCAGCGGCGAAGGGGGGAGGATGAGCATCTTTGTCGCGGTAATTGTTGTGTTGTTCAGCGCATGTTTCGCGGTCGCGATTACTGGCGCGCTGTTACTGCTGATGTTCGGCGACGTGATTGCCGCCAAGCTCGGCAAATCGGATAAGCCGCGATGAGCACGGTAGGGCTGACGAAGGCGCAGGAACGCGCATTGAGAAATTACGGAGACGCATCCGACCGCATGCTGGCTGCACTCGTGCGTGATGGGTTTCTCGTAGATGCTCCGATGAACTGCTATGACCTCACACCCCGCGGCCACGCCGCCCTCGCTGCGCCGAGGATGACGGATGAGCAATACACGACGCTAGCGTTGATCGAAGGGCACGGTGAGGCCGTTGTTACGCATCCGCGCATCTACGCAACATTTGTGCGCAATGGATGGGTTTCTTATCGCCGCATCACCCCCGCCGGCCGCACCGCACTCAACAACGTAAGGGCTGCGATGGGTAGCCCGGATTGGAAGGAGGGGTTGTGAGCAAGTATGCGTACTACATCGTAGACACGATGAACGGAAATGTTGTTGGAACAGACGACGCGTCTAAAGCACGAAACCTCGCCACATCCGATGACTATTTCGTCATCGAGTCTGAAACTGGCCGATGGCTTTGTGAGGATGGCACGCCAAGGAATATCAAGGAAATCCCATGACCACCCCAACCAACGCCCGCCAGCCGAGCGAGCGGGAGTTCGATCTGGTGCAGAGGTTGCGCGGAGCTGGCGCCGTTGCGCTCGGGCGAGACGAGCATGCAACAATCAGGGACGCAGCCGACGAAATCGAACGCCTGCGCGCGGAGGTTGCGCGCTTACAGCACGAGGCCGACGCGGCGGCTGAGCGTCACGTCACCATCGCCGAGACGCGTGCCGACATCGCCGAGCGCGAGCTGGCTGCACTGCGGGAGAGGATCGCTAGCGCGCCTGTTCGAGACACATACGTTGAAGGCGAGCACGGGCGCGAACTCGTATGGCTAAGCGACGATGGTGCGATGCCTGCGGAGTACAAAGGCAAGCGCGTGCGGCTGGTGGTGGAGGACTGACCCATGTGGACGGAGATTGCTGGAATGGCCATCTACTACAGCGACGAGACGTATTTTCGGCGTCCAGCGGATGTTCCTGTCCCACTGAATCCTGCGAGCACGGCCACGGGCTGGAAGTGCTCCGGCTGCCATGCGACGAACTCGGCGGATGAGGAACAATGCTCGTGGTGCCGGTCGTATCGACTTCCTACTTCCCCGGAGTCCGACCCTTGAAGTAGCCCTGACCCGATCCGCCGAACGCGCCATAGCCGCGACTGCCGTTGATGACGGGCGAGCCGTTGACGAGGAAGTTGGAGACGCCCTGCAACGCGAAGGATCGCGAATCGTTCTCGCGGGACTCTTTCAACTTCTCACGCGGGTGGTCTTCGGATTCAGGCTCGGCTGATCCCCAATCCGTGATCCCGAGGTCGCCACCGATGTTCCCCTCGTCTCGCGTCGGCTCGCCATGACCGAACGCGTCGAACTGGCCCATCGGGCTATTTCCTAGAGACCAATCTGTGCGGGCGCCCTGACGATCGGAGAAGGACTGGTTATTACGCGCCATCGCGTCATTGAACCGCCCCGACTGGATGCGATCCGCAATCCACCCCCCCAGCGCGCCCACAGCCGCGCCGATCGGCCCCGCCGCCGCTCCAATCCGAGCACCGCGCGCGGCGCCAGAATCGCCTCCCAGGCGGCTCAGAGGGCCTTCCGTCAGCCAGCTCACCGGTAGGCTCCGACGGGACGCATGACGCTAGGCGGACGCACGTTGACGCCATTGCCGTTGACGCCGCCACGCACCGCCGCACCGCCACCCGTCAGGAACGTCGCCAACGAGGCGCGTGGATCGCTGCTCGGCGAGCGCATCATCGGGTCGCGACGGCGGGCTGCGAGCGCAGCGGGGTCCGATTGGCCGCCCATGTACGCGCGGAGCGCGTCGCGGGGGCCGCCGCTGCCCATCAATGCCGGCTTCGGCTGAGCCTGTGGCGTCTGCGCGGGCGGTGCGGTATTCGTGGTCATCACGCCACCCGGCGCCGTGCGCGCACCGGATCGCAGCGTGGGATTCTGGTTCGTGCTGAAACTCGGCATGACGGTGACTCCTGATTCGGGGAACTGGTTCATCACGGAGGCTTGCGGCTGACTGGCTGGGCTGGCGAACGGGTTGACGGCCATGTTACCTCCGGTGTTTCTTCACGGGCACTTCCTCGCGGTAGCCGGGGAGCGCCATCTTCAGCTCGTCGGTGAATCCCTGCGGGTCGCGCTTGATGGGTTCGCCTGATTCGTCCACGTCGTCGGACCGCGCCCACCATTGCAGGAATCCTGGGATGTATTGTGCGACTTTCTTGCCCGCGAGTCGCGCGGCGCCTTTGCCGCCCTGGCCGAGCTTCTCGGCGTCGCTCACGATGTCGACGATGGGTACGTCCATGAGTAGCGCCATGACGCCCTGACCCACGGCTCCAGTCGCCGCACGTAGCTGCGCACCGGCGTCGCCCTGCTCGTGCGCCTTGCGCAAGTCCTCCAGCAGCGCGTAGTGCATCAGTGCGCCTGCCTGCATGACGCCCCACATCGGCGAATGCGTGACGTGGTGGGACAGCTCGACGCCATCGAACTCGGCATCGCCTACGGGTATCTCTTTGTTCGGCTGATCCCTGCCCTTGCGATACAGGCCGCCGAAGTGCTCGTAGCCGAAGAATCCGAGCGCGAGCAGCCCGGCGCCGACACCTTGCTTTTTCAGGTTGCGCACCACGTAGTCGGCTTCGTCTGGCGTGAGGTCCGGCTTACGCTTTTTCAGCTTCACATCGCGCGCCACCTGTCCGAGCTTGCTGGCCGCCTTCGCGCCACCGCCGATGTAGGAGAACGCCTCGGACGCGTAGTTGAACGGGATGCGCACGATGGGCGTCTCGAAGCGCAGCAGAGCCGCCATGGCTGCCCCGAAGTCACCCGAGTCCTCCAACCGGCGCAGCGCCTGGTTGTAGGCATCGACGACCTTGTTTTCGCCCTGCAACTTCGCGGCCAGTGACGACTCGTATGCGCGCGCGGCCAGTGCGGCCTGCGCGGAGTCCGTCACCATCGCTTTGTCGATCGCCGCTTCGTCCATGCCAGTGACCGCAAGCTGGCGACGCATGTTCTTTCCGCCGCGGTAGAACGCACGCGCGAACGCATAGTGCTCGATCGGCGTTTTCACCACGTCGTGAATCTTGCCGACGATTTCGAGCAGCGGGTAGTTCAGCACGTTGCTGCGCTGGCGTGCCTCCGCGAACAGGAGTAGCGGTTTGCCGGACGTGTGTTGCGCATCCTTGCCGCCGTAGAGCACGGCTCGGTCGCTCATGCCATGGGTGAGCTTGTCCTTCATCGCCTTCCAAGCTGCGGGTCCGAACGCCGCCTTGAGTCCTTCGAGGTGGCCACCAAGCTGGAATCCGCCGCCCTCGATCGGCGCGGTGTTCGACAGCTTCCGGTAGCTCTTGCTCACCGTGCGCAACCCTGTGTCCAGCGCGTCCTCCAGTACAGTCGACACGAGGCGCCATGCCGATGCACCGGCCAAGTGCTCGAACACGGTCGGCGACGACAGGATCGCGGCGTGCATGAGGCTGTGGCTGGCATCTAGCAGTTTCCGCGCAGGAGAGCGGTTCTGCTGCTCGATCCGACGAATCTCGGTGTCCACCTGCCGGCGCAGGCGTTCGCGCTCGGCGAGCAGGTGCTTCGTCTCGTCGTTGTAGCGCACCGCCGCACGCTTGTTCGGCTCCTGCACGTAGTCGCCGTTCGCGATGCGCTCGCGCAGTGCGTCGATGTCCTTGCGGAGCTGAGTCTGGCGGGTGCGATCCTGCGGCGATGCCTTCGCACCCTGCATGCGACCACTGTCACCAGGCCGCGTCGCCGGCTGCTTGCGCAGCTCGCGCTTCAACTGGTTCATACGCTGCTGCAACGCAGAAAGCGGTTCTTTCGGCTTCCCGATAGCACCCGTCACGATGTCGGCAATCTCCGATTTCCACAGCGCCGTATCCGCATGGATAGCGTCGTGAATCGCATCGATCACTGCGGACGGATCGGTGACTCCGGCAGCAACACGGTTCCTCGCCATCGCGCGAACGATGTCGACGACTTCCGGTGCTGGTTTGCAGTTCTCGCTGCTCATCATTTCACCGTACAGATGACGTGCTTCTCTTTCTTGATCGACTTCAATTTCTCGGTCAGATCGGAGAATTCCTGTTCGTGCGTGGTGGCTGCGCGTCGACCCGGTTTACGGGCCTCGACCTGCGCAAGCCTCGCCTCGACTTCTTCCAGGCGCTTTGTGACCGTCTCCAGCGCCTTGCGTTCTTCGCCCGTGATCGCCGACCCCTTCGCGACCTTCGCGCGGGTGACGACCTCGGCCATGCTGTAATCCTCGCGGCTCATCAGGCGCCGGGCAGCGAGGCCGAATCCTTGCTCGTGGCCACTGGCGCGACTGGCGCGGTCGTTGACCTCGATGGCTTCCTCGATGCCCTTCAAGCGCCCGCGCGCGACTGTCTCGGCGTGCAAGTCCTTGGCCTCGATCGCTTGCGCTACGTCAGCCATCGCCGCACGGTGCTCGTTGTGCAGACGGGCACGGTCCTGGATCAGCACGGCTGATTCCTCGGCGTTCAGCGCGCGCGGTCGATCGATGACGGAGTGTGCCAGCGATTCGCCATGACTCGGCGTCTCGTCGAGTTTCTTGCGCGCTGTATCCCATGCGTCTCCGAACGATCGCTTGCCCTCGTACTGCACCTCATCCATGCCCTTGAGCGCGCGTTCTTCGGCCACCTTGGCATGCTTGATGCCGGTGACGCGCTCCGTTGTGGCGGGCGCTACTTGTCGTACTGGCTCATCGGCGACGCGTGCTCGTGGCGCTTCGCGCGCTCCTCGTAGTTCGGTCCCATGGGCGTTGAACCCTTCGGACGGCGCGCGTTGTACGTTGCCGCCGCGATCCGCTTCGCCTCCGATGCGGGCTTCCCTTCCGATTCCAGCCGGTCCCTGATCGCTTCGTACTGTCGTGGCATGGGGTGCCTCCGGTGGTGCTGAAACCTCGGCGTGCAGGGCATCCAGCCGTTCGCGGGCGGCGTCCATTCGCATCTTCGCGAGCCGCGGCGGCAGGTTGTCGGCCTGCGCGCGGATCGTCCATCGCTCGGGGTTGTTGTAGTCGAGTCCGCGCTGGACGATGACCTGCCCTGGCCGCGGTTGAACATCGGCACTGTCGACGCCGAGCAGCGGCCGCACTTCGCCATTCGGCTCGATCACGGCCATGGTGCGACCGAGCGCCTTTTCTTCGGCTCCTCGGTTGATCGCCTCCAGCGACGCCGAGCTTTCGCCGCTGGCGTTGTTCTCGTAGGCATCGACGGGTTCGGTCTGCGCCTGCTGCTCGCGCTGCGCACGCTGCCGCTCGAACGCCGCCAGTTCTTCCGGCGTCGCCTCAGGCGTCTCGACCTGCTGCTGGCGCTGGAACGCAGCGAGTTCCTCGGGCGTTACGTCCGTGGCTTCCGGGGTCTCCGCAGCAGTTTCTGGCGGAGCTTCCGCACGTACGGCCGGCGCCTCGGGAACAGGCTCAGCAGCAGCGGGCGGAACGTCGATGGCTCGGGAGGCGGCTGCGTCCACTTCGGCAGCGGTACGGGCGGATACAGCAGCGTCACCGAGACCGGAGGATGCGGTGATGTCGTCGGCAAGGGCGGCTCCTTGGGCGTCGGGTCCGAGCTGGCCACTGGCCGCGAGTTCACGGCCTGCGGGGTGCGTGTCCATGATGGCGCGGGCTTCGGGGGCGATGAGTTCGTCGACGGCGCGGGCGGCGCGGGCGGCCTCACCCGTCGGCATGTACCCGGAAACGACGTCAGCGAGCGCCGTAGCCGCAGCCTCGGTCCGTGGCGACTGATACCGCATCGTCTCCGGGTTGACCGCTACGGCCTTCTCCTGCGCTTCTAGGCCCATGCGGAATGGATCGACCTTCGGTGCTCCGAACGTCTCCGCCAGCTGCGTGGTGACGCCGACGGGCGTGCCATAGTCGTACGCCAGCCGCGCCATGCCGGTGACGTCCTCGGCGAATCGGCGCCCGAACCCCTCGACCGGCGACATGACGCGCCGCGGATCGTCGGGCGCCGTCTCGTAGTCGCCGCCTTCGATCAGCGCGCGGGTGCCGGTGGTCAGGTTGTCGGCAATCTCGCGGGCGCCCTTGGCGACGCGCTGCCAGGGAGTGTCGAACTGCGCCAGCGGAATGCTCGTAGACCCACCTCTCGCGCCCGAGAAATCGGCCATCGGCGGACCGGCCTGATCCGACGTTCCACGTGGATCATCCGCGGTAGCCGGCTGGAACTGCGACCAATCCACGTCATCGGGCGCAGGCGCACTCGCGGGAGTCTGCGCCGCGGCCGGGGTGAACTGGCTCCAGTCAACGTCCGCCATCCTGCGCTCCGCCTACGCCGTTCTCGCCCCACCGCTCGATCCACGGCGCCATGGCCGCGTCGGTGGCTGCGGCGGCCTGCTGTGGCGTCATGGATGGCTTGCCGCCGTTCTCCGTCTGCCGCGGATGGTGCGCGATCCCGAGGATGGACGCGTAGATCATCGTCCATGCGAGTTTCGTTTCGCTCATAGCGGCACCGGCTTGCCGTTGCGGACGATGTACTTGCGGCCGTCGGGACCATTCAGAACGGTGCCATCCGGGTAGGGCGACTTCTTCGCAGGTGCTGCCGCGGCCTGCTGTGGCGCACTGTCAAACTGCCCCATCGGCGCCCCCGTCTCTGACCCCGCCTTCACGGACCGGAACGGATCGGCTCCCATACCCACCTGATTGCGGTAGAGCGTGTTCGCGCGCATGGAGTCAGTCGGCTTGCCGACCGTCGACAAGTCCTCCAGCGTCTGCTTGCGGGCCGCCATGTCGCGCGCTTCGTTCGGATCGCTCTCGCCGCGCCGGAAGCGGTCATACATCGCACGGCGCTCGGGCGGCGACTTCTCGTAGTCCTCGAACGAAATCGTGCCGTTGTTCTTGGCGCCGCCGCGCTCCTGCTGGGCGGCCAGCCGTTCGCGCGCCACGTCGAGGCGCCCAGCGGCGGCTTCTGACAGCGCCTGATTGCGCTCGGCGGCCAGCTTGTTGCGTTCCTCGTTGTTCTTCTGCGTCTCGGCCAGCCGCTCGAAGGTGATGTTTGGCGTCTCGCCCACGGTCGCCCACGACCCCGCGCGACCCGCAGCGATGTCCTCGTCCGACGGCGCGTTCCACTGCTGCTGGCGCGTGACCTGCTCGCCCTTGTCGTTCGTGGTGTTGATCGTCTGGACCTTGGGCGGGTTCAGGGCTTCGAGGTAACGCGCACGGGCCTGCTCTGCGGCCTGCTGCTGCCGCTGCATGATGGCGTAGCGCTGTTCCCAGCGCTGTTCCTCTTGGTCGCTCTGGCGCTGCTGCGTATACGCATTCGCAGCGCCTGCCAGTGCAGCCCAGCCGGCGCTCATGCTCCACCTCCGAACTGGTCCATGGGAGCCGCGGGCGGCTCCTGCTCAGGCTGTTGCGGTTCCTGATCTGGTGCGCCCTGCTGCGGCTCGCCATTGCCTTGCGTGAGCTGGTCCAGCTTCGTCAGGATTCGCCCAATCAGGTCTTGCCGGCCGCTGGGATCATCCAGCCCCGGCATGCCCATGGCCTGCAACGACGATGTGAGCCAGCCAGCGATGACGAGGCACACGCGGTCGTGCTCGTCGTCCGTCAGCGGTCCGAGCTTCGTTTCCAGCCGATCGACGATCTTCCCGATGAACACGGCGAGCGCCATCGGCGCATCCTGCGCGGATGACAGGATGCCTTTGATAGTGTCGGCGGTCTCCGGGCGCAGGATGATCGCTTTCGCCGCGGCGAGGTAGGTCTTTTCCTTCGCCGGATACTGTTCCGGGATGTAGCCGATCGCCTGCGACGGATCACTGCCATCCGGCTCGGACGGCGCCTGAGCTTCCGGGGATGCCTGCTGCTGTTCGTCGATCATGCGCGTGCCCTCATCCGAACTGCGCGAGCGGCGTCGCGTTCGCATTCATCGGCTGGCCCGTGCGCGGGTCAATGATAGCCGGTTGCCCGTTCTGTTGCGTGGCGGCGAGGCCCGACGTGTCGAGCTGCGTAGGCGCTGGCGGCGTGCCGTAGTTGCCATCCGCCGTCAGCACGTTGCTGGGGGCCGCGCCACGGAATCCGCCGATCGCGTTTTCCTTGTAGTTCAGGTCGAACTGCTTGTCCTTCTGCTGCCAGACACGCGCCTGCTCGTTCAGCCATTTCTGCTGCTGAAATTCGAGGTTCGCGAGGTCGCGCGAATCCTCGTACTTCATCTTGTTGGCTTCCTTGTTCGCCGACGACTGCGAGCGCGAACTGGCGTAGGCGCCCACGGCAGCGACGGCGATGCCAATCCAACCGCCCTGATAACGCGGCCCACGAAACGGCTTCATGGCGTGCCTCCCGCCGTCGCCGGCTCTTGGTACTCGGGGAACAGGTTCGTGAGGAAGCTATCGATGTTGGACATGTAGGTGTTGAAGAATCCCATGGCGCCCTGAGAATCGCGCCAGATGGATGGATCGGAGAACACCGACTGCAACAGCGTATTGAACGTCTGCGATCGCTGGTTCGCGCGCGCGGAGGCTCGCTGGTCGGCAAGCTGCCACTCGCGGTCCTGCGCGCGGTTCTGCTGGGAGATGTCGAACTGGCGCGCCTGCTCCATCAGCGCGTCATGCTGGGCGCGCGCACCGATGCCAGCGACCTGCACCGAAGTCTGGTTCCCCATCCGCTCGATGTTCTGCTGGTTCAGCGCTTCGAGGTTCCGGTTGCGGATGTCGGCGAGCTGCTCCGTTTCGGTCTGCGCGATCGGCGCCATCTGATCCAGCACCGCGTTTTCCGCGGCGGCGCTGTAAAGGCTGCTGTCGAGGCCGGAGCCACGCGCACCAGCGTACGCGTTGGCATTCGCGCCAGCCCTGCGCACCAGCGGGTTGTTGCCGCTGAGCAGCGTATTCAGGCGGTTCCCAAGCAACTCATCCTGCGGCACCTGCCCGAGCGCGACACCCGTCGGCGTGGTCGAGTAGTTCGCCAGTGGTGTGACCTGGTTGTCGAATTGCGACATCGGCATTGTGGTCGGCATGTCAGTTCGCGTCCGTCTTGAGTGGCGTCGTTTTCAACGCGATGTGAGTGATCCGCAGCGGCGTGAGTGCTGGCGCTGTGCCCGTCTGGACGCCGGTCTGCGTGCCGTCGATGAGCAGTTTAAGGCATCGGCCGTCGCCCGCAATGTCGAAGGTAATCGCGCGTTGCGGGACGGGGATGTAGGCTTTCTGCTCGGTGTTGGGGATGAAGTAGGTGCGCTGCTGCACGAGCGTGTCCGACGGCACCAGCGTGTCCTTGATGTAGGTGTACTCGAAGATCGGGCCGTCGAAGTCAAGCTTCGTGTAGAAGTTGAGCTGCGTATTGCCGTACGCATTCACGAACAACGTGCCGCCGTCCCACTTCTGGTTTTGAGTCGGGAACCCACCATAGATCGCGTTGAACTCGATCCAGTTCGGGATGTACGGCGCGATGTCGTCCGAGTAGCCGCAGTCGAGTCGGGCAACGTATGGGAAGTACGGACCACGGCTCGCGCCCACGCCGGCAGCTGGTACCACGTCGGGGTTCTGGTTCTCGAAACACCCGAAGATCATTTCCTTGCCGTCGGACAGCGTGCCGCTGTAGACGTGCCGGATCACGCCCGCATTGCTTGGCTGCGAATTCGCTCCAGTGAGCGGTCCACCAGCGTTTGGCCTGGATAGCTGCTGGATCGTGCAGACTGGCACGTCGCCCGCATCGAACAGCGTGAGCGTGAAAATGAAACCGTCCTCGAACGCGACGCGGTACTGGCGCGAATTACGGACGCCCCAGCCGTAAAGCGCGCGCGACGGGCGGCTGCCGATGATGAGATCGACTTGCAGGCGCCCTTGCAGCCAGCCCTGCGCAGGCGCCGACAACGGGAGCGTCTCGAAATCGCCGTAGGCATTCGTCGTGCCGATCGTCTCGACGCCGCGGTAGCTGCACCACACCGTCTGACCGATCACGTCGGCCATCGTGTACTCGATGCAATTGATCGCGGGGGAAATCATGATCGGCGTGTAGCCGGAGCCGCCGCCGACCGTCGTCGGACTGTTTCCCTGCAATCCACGGGTCGCGCGATCGGTGCCAACGCATAGCGTTTGCCCGTTGACCGTGCGCATGCCGGTGATCGGCTCGCCGAAGTTGTAGACGCCCGAGGTCGTCTGCCCGAGCACCGAGAGCGGATGACCCTGCGCCGTGTAGATGATCGACCCGGAGTCGAAGCCGAGGTGCAGGAATCCTAGGTGCGCCGCGAGGTGGCGCGGATTGTCCTGCGCGGTCGGCCGGCCCGTGCGGATGCGCACGACGAACTCGGCGTCGAACATCGCGGCGAACTCGACGCCCTGAGCGATGTAAGCGGCGCGGCCATCCGGAGACGACCAGAAGTTCGCGTCGATCACCTCGTAGCGCGATGACACCGAATCCAGCGCCGCGCTCGGCGGGAAGCTGACCGGGTAGTCCTCGGCGGCCACGTACGCGAGCAGCGTGCCGTTGGCGGCGTTCGTGCCCGCGGTCGATGGCTGCGTGCGAATCTCGTTGCCGGTCGCCAGGCGCCGAATCTTCCCGGCTGCGGTGCCCTGCGCCTCGGTACCCTGCATGACGAGCGTCAGGACACCCGTCGCCGTGTTGTCGGCGAAGCTGCCCGAGTCGATCGAGTAGTGGATGATCTTCGCGACGATATCCTGCGCTGGAGCGCCGACGATCGTCTGGTCCCGGATGTACACCGTGCGCGTCGGGGGGACGTACGTGACCTTGATCGAATACGCGTCGACCTGCGCCGTCGACACAACGGCCGTATACTTCTGCCAGCGCGCGACGAATCCAAAACTCTGATCGCGCACGATCGTGTCGGTCAGCGCCGTTTCTCCCCAGAGATCTGTCGAGCTGCCGTAGACGTAATCGGCCAGCGCATTCGTGACGTAGGCGGAACGCGCCTTGTTCATCGACCCGAAGCCGTTCGGGAACGCGCTCGACGTGAGGCGTATGTCGTAGTCCTTGTAGGTCGTCGCGGCCGATGACTTCGCGCGCAACGTGACTTCGACGCCCACGATCGTGGACCCATCAGGAATGGCCGAGAAGTCGAACCCGGTGCCGCGCAAGTACGACGTGACGCCGCCTGCCGTCAGCGTGGGCGACGTGGCCACGTTACCATCCTGCACGAGGATGTTGTTAGGGTTCGTCCATGCACCCGTGCCGCTGAGGTCGGTCGCCACCGTCGGGAATGTCGCTGCGGTCGTGACCGGCTGGAGCTGCGCAATGTCGCGCGACATGCTCTGCCGGCTGTATTCGTAGATCGAGTAGGCCTGCGATCCCTGCGGCGGGAATCCACCAGCGGACGGTGTTCCGAGGCACGTGTACGGCAGCTCGCGCGTCAGCGGAACGCGCGCCCACGTCGGCGGCGCGTAGTTGCCGATCCACGGCGGCGCCTTGATTTCTGAGATGCCGAACTTCTGCGTGGGGTAGTTCTTGACGTACTGCTCTGAGGTCGAATAGAGCAGCGCGCGCGTCGAGGTATTCACCGCCAGCGCGCCGAACAGGATTCCGTTGGGCGACACCTTGACCGTGCCATCCGCCGAGTAGACGTCGATCGGATCGCCGAGACCGGGGAACGACTGTCCCAGCGGGTAGTCGTACACGACGATGGTACCTGCCGCGTTGCTGGTCGGCCACGAGCCGGTTTCGGTCGTGATGCTGAGGATTTTCCCGAGCGTGTTTCCGGTGCCGGAATCGATCAGGACGTTGCCTTCCAGCGGCGTCGTGCCATTGCCACCCGTGTACGTGAACGTCACGCAATCATGGATGGCGTAGCTGTTGTCGTTGAACGTGAACGCGGCATCGATCGGCGATTCGTTCCTGCCAGGGACGGCGCCCACGGATGCCGCATGCGCGCCCTGAATCGCGCGCTTGAGGCTGTCGTAGGCCAGCACCGGGATCGTGCTGTCGTTCATGAACGTGGGCGAAAGGATCAGCGACGGAAGGTTCGCGCCCGAGGACAGGCCCGTGATTGCCGTCGCCGTGGGATAGGTCGTCGGATCGTCCCACGATGAGAACGGCTGCACTGGGTACGCGAAGCACATCGCACTGCCCAGTGATCCGCCGAGGTTGACCGTGCCGAGATAGAACGCATTGAGGTTCGACCGGCCGGCCGATACGAAAATGACCTGCTCGCCGTACTGGAACGTACCGACGAGGATCGCCGGATTGAAGAACACGACGACGCCATCTTCGATTTCCGGTCCCTGTACGCGCCCGTCGTAGCGCGACCAGCCGAGGCGGCGCACGAGTCCCGGCGCCTGATCCTTGATCCAGTTCACCATGTTCGCCGCGGTACCCTTCGGCGCGCTGATCGATGCCGATCGCGTGTCTAGGCCACCTTCGACGGCGATGAGGGTGTCAGGCATATGCGGAGTTCACGGTGACGACGGGGAGGTAGCGCGCTTTCAGCTTGTTCATGTACCCCGTAATCTCCCGGACAGCAGCCGCGTAGAGCATCGACTGTTCCTGCCGAATCTCCGCGAGCATGCGCACGGCGACCCATGCGATCAGCTCGTGATACTCAGGAGGAAGGATGGGAACGTCCGTCGATGCCGATAGCACCTGATTCGTGCGCCGGTAGTCGAATCCGAGCTGCCACTGGCCACCGCTCGGCGCGAGGTTCGGCGCGGGGTCGACTTCGATCGTCTTGTCCGGCCACTGCGTCAGCATCGTCGGCAGGAACGGCGCCGGTCTTGGCCTGCGATCCCACACGCCACGCCAGTCGATGTATTCGACGTAGGCGTACGGGTAGTCCTGGATCAGCGTCGCACCGGGGTCGCGGATGTAGTAGTAAGGGAACGAGGACGATCCCCAGAAGGGGATGAACCCGTAGTAGTCCGTGATCGATGCCTGGATCGTCGCGAGCGAGTACGTGCGCGTTCCCGCCGTCAGCGAGAACTGGCCCTGTTTGCGCATGAACAGCCACGATGGATGCTCGTTCTGAACCCACTCCCACGCGCGTGGGATGATGTTCACGATGTCGTAGACGATTTGATCTTCGTTCACGCCGACGGGAATTACGGTCGGCTTGGTGCCGGCCGCCGCATTGCCAGCGCGGACGAGCCGATGGGTCAACTGACACAGTTGCAGGTAGGTCATCGACGCCATCGGCTCACCCTCTGTTTACGCTTCGCGTGCGTAGACCGCATCCTGCATCAGTGCTTCCACATCCGGGCCGAGCGTTTCGGCGATGCGGATGCGGATATCGACATCCTTCATGTCGCGGAAGTACGTCGCGTTGAACGCTTCCTCGTTGTACTTCGGACCACGCGGCTCGCGCAGCGTGTTGTGGATCATCATCAGCGCCGCGCGGGAGAATCCCTCGAAGCACGCCGTGCGCTTCGCCTCGTCGAGGTAGAAGTGGAAGTAGTCCTCGGGAAGGCTCTCCGTGCCAGGCACGTCGCCGTGATCGGTGTACTGCACGGTTTTCAGCCGGCGCGAGGTGCGCTCACACGTGAGCTGTCCGTCCTCGCCCGTGACCCACTTCGTTACCGCATCCGAGCGGTCGTCGATGAAGTCGGTGTTCAGCAGCGACTGCCAGTACGGCCACGGCATGTCGACCGTCTGCTCGTACTTGATCGTCCAGAGGTTGCCCTCCCAGCCGACCTTGTAGCCTTCCGAGCGGGACTGCTGGTTGCTCTTGTGGATCGTCACACGCCGCATGCGGCCTTCCCAGCGACCGGTCGGACGCAGGTTCGGCACCTTGCGGTCGATGCGCTGGGCCGGTGCGCGCTGGGAGAACTCGGGCGGGTGCGCGGTGGTGACTTCGCCTTCCTCGTTCGGCGTGTAGGCGTCGACCAGCCGCGAACGCAATTGCTCGTCGGTGATGGCCGGCGACGACATGCCGAACTTCATCTCGTGTGCCTTGTCCAGTGATTCGCGGTCCGCACCCTCGAACTTCGTGGCGATGAGTTCGGGGAGATTGAACTTGCGCGACATACATCCTCCGATAAAAGGGGCGGCGTCCGGGATTGGACGCCGCCAATTCGCCCTGCGGCGAGGGGCCCTGCGGGGGTTACGGTGCCTGCATGAACGCCTGAACCCAGCACTCGACGAGGCGAGCGGTGGTTGACGTGCCTGCCGCCGCGACGAGCTGCAAGTCGTCGTTCGTCAGAAGCGTAGAGCCAGCGAGCACGGTCGCAACGGCGATTTCCGTCGTGTTGGCGGACTGGAGCGTCGTGAGCGCAGAACCGTACGCCGTTGCCGAACCGGTCGCGGCGAAACCGAAGTTCACCGTCACCGAGCCGCCCACGTCGCCGGCACACTTCAGGATGATGCGCGCCTGTCGGATGCCCTGAATCTGCGGCGATGCCGTCGACACGCTCGTCTGGTACGGGATCAGCTTCAGGATGTCACCGGTCGTGTACCCGACCGGGACCGTGATCTGCGAGTAAGCGGTGTAGACGAGGCCAGCCCGTTCCATCGGAATCGGGATGGGTTCGTAGAGAGTGCGAGCCGACGGGGTGCCAACGCCGAAGGCGTTCTGCTTCCACGCGGAGCTGTAAGTAGTCGTTGCCATGTGTGCGTGCTCCTATTACGGGTTGGCCGTCGCGCCGACGTAGAGAATCCACGCCCAATCGTTCGTGGTCGGAAGCGCCGCGTCGTACCAAGTGGCCACGAGGTCGGCCCAGGCGTTGCTCGGGTCGTACTTGTCGGCCTTGTCGAGGATGTACGTGTTGGCGTTGCCGTAACCGCCCTTGCCGGCACCCTTGAGGGAGACCGCGCCCATCGACTTCTTGCCCATGATGAGGATCGGGTAGACGTTCGCATTGCCGCCCGAGGCGAGCAGCGTGGTCGTCGCCGCGCCCTGACCCGTGAGGATCGGAGCTTCCTGCGAGGTGTAGAAGCAGATGTTCTTGTAGTTGCCGTAGTGCGTGATGTGCTTCGGGCGACCGGTCGGCGAGTAGGCAACCTGCTGGAACCCCGGCAGCGCGTCGAGGTCAGGCTGGAGGTCGGTGTGGCAGATGGCGTTGAAGCACGCCTGGGTCGGCGAGGTGCCTTCCTTCTGGCTGCCGGCCTCGATGCCGTCGAAGTAGTTCGCCTTCGCGGCGAGCATCGAACGGGTGATGACCTGCAAGCGGCTCGCGGTCACGGGGCCGTTGACGGTCGGGATCGAGGAAATCGACGGCGAGTTGTACGCCTTGTTCGCGATCGTCTGCGCGGCGTTCCAGCGGACGCGTTCGCGGGTCAGCGTGACGAGCTTCTTGAGCTGCGGCTCGTTCGCATCGATCATGTCAAACGGCGTGAGGTCGAGGTTCTGGCGCGAGAACTGGTAGCGCTCCGTGTAGCGGAGCATCTGCGTCGAAAAGTCCTCGTACTGCGGCGAGCGCGCTTCCTTGTTCGTGCCTTCCGGCGTCGGCGTCGCATCGACGGCGAGGGTGAGGTAGCGGCGCATGCCAATGAACGCATTCGAGTTCATCGGCATGGTGTACTGGTCGAAGAACTTGTCGAGCACCTCGTAGGTGTCGGCGCTCTCCAGCACCTTCTTGAGCAGGTAGTACTGCGGGTTTACGCTGCCATTGGGAAAGTTCTGACTGGCGTAGTTGGTGATAGCCATTGCTTAGCTCCTGTTGCGCCGGGCCTCCAGGAAACGGGTGGCGGCCTCCAGCTCATCTTCGGGTGTCGGGTTCGATCGCCACGGCGCCGCCCCCGCGTTCCGGCCTCCCGTCGGCACCACGTCGCGCAGGGCTTCCTGCCGGCGTGCTGCATTCGGATTGGCCTGCTGTTCCTGCCCTGCGGTCACGGCGGCGAGGTCGGCGTAGAACGCCTGGAACACCTCCGCGGCCACGTGTGGCGACCCGTGCCCGAGCTGTTGCAGCTTGAACTGACGAATTTCAGGATCGTGGCCATCGAGCCATGCTTGGAAACGTCCGCTCCACTGGCGTTCCTCGCGCGGCACCTCTTGGCCGTTCTCATCGACCCACCCGGCGTCGTACCGCCAATCCGGGGCCAGCTCGTCCATGGCTGACTGATTGTCGTGGTTCTGTCGCTGCTGCCGCTCGTGCTGGTACTGCTCGGCGACGGTGCGGAATCCTTCGATTTCCGCGCGCATCTGCCGGAGCTGTTCCAGCTCAGGCCCGACGGCTCCGAGGATTTCATCGCGAAGGCCCCCGACAAGCTGCTGGATCGCAGCTGCATCTTCCGGGAACTCCCGCGCGTGTTTCTCCCAAGCGTCGAGCTTGCGGGTCGCTTCCGCGCGTTCGGCTCCGGCGGGCATGGCTGCCACATCGGCGCGCGCCTGCGCGATACCGGGCTGGGCCTGTTGGCCGGACCCTCGACTGGGCTGGGGCGCTTGCCGCCCGGACCCCTGACTGGCCGACTGCTGTCGGCGCAACTGCTCTGCGAGCTGGTTCGCGCGCGAGAAACGGTCTCTGAAACTGTTCCGCTCGCGCTCGGCTCTCTCGGCGCGCGTAGATATACCACGAAAACGCTCCTGCATATCAGGCGGCAGCGACGAGAACCCCTCGAACGGCTCTGCGGGTGCGTCTCCGGCCACAGGAGCGCGCCCCTGTGCAGCGTCCGCACGCTGCACGAACCTTCCCTGCTCATCGCGCGGCCGCTCGTCCTGCGTCGTCTGGCGCGGTTCCTGACCCTGTGGCTCCTGCTCGCCTCCAGCCGGCTCCGGCGTGGCGTTCAAAGCCTCCAGCGTCGCCGCGAATTCGGCTTCTCCGCTCATCGGGCCTTGCAGGGCTTCGTTCGGGGTGTTCATGGGGTCTCCGGCGTGGTCGTGGTGGGCGTGGTGGTCAGTGCGGACAGCAGTTCTCGGTGGGCGGCAGCCTTGCCGCGCCAGTGGTCGGCCTTGCGTTCATCCACGCCGAAATCCATCACGGCGTTCGTACACCGCGCGATCCCGGCGTTCAGGAAGTCGAGCAGCAGGTCGAGGCGCACCATGCCGCTGGGCCGGTCTATGGACTCCGTGAGTCGTTGCGCGGGCGTGCGGGTGTCGTCCATGTGTCAGTCCTTGGCCGAATACGGCGACGGCGTGGCCTGGAGCTTCGCGGCCTCGATGTTCGCCTTCAGCTTCCCGTCGAGGAACGCCAGCGCGCGCGTCGTGTCGTCGTCGCGAGCCGCCTGCTCGACCTCGGCCGAAATCTTCGCGATGTCGACCTCTTTCCCGGTCTGGAGCTCCACCAGCGCCGTCTGGTACCGCATGCGCTCGATGTTCAGCTCCGTCTGCATCTTCGCGAACGCAACCGTTTCCTCCGACTTGATCTTCGCGGCGGCGATGCGCTCGGCGCTCGCGATCTGCGCGGCCTTCGCGGGGTCGCCCTGCTGCTGCGCCTGCTGGATCGCGGCGACGTTAGCCATCGCCTTATCGCGGTCGTACACGACGCCTTCGGGCAGGCCATCGATGTTGTGCGCGAACGCCTCCAGCAGCCCGTAGTCGTCCGTCATGCCGGCAAACCGCGGATTCGTGGTGAACTGCACGAACGCGGACGTGTGCTGCAATGCGAGGTCTTTCGCCACGAGCTGCGTCGCGGCGATGCCCTTCCCGACGAATTCACCTTCGGGCGGCTCCTTGCCGTACATCGTGTCCCACCAGATGAGACGTTCACACAGCGGCTGGAAGCAGTTCTCGTCTGCGTCGCTCGCGATCGCCTTCTGGAACACCGAACCGATGTTCGCGGCCATGACGATGCCGGAGGCGGGCATTTCCTCGCCGTTGAAGTTGCCCTGTTGAATCTGGTTGAACAGGGTGTCCTGATCCATCATGTTCTGCGCCATTTCGACCAGGCGCAGGTTTTCTTCAACGTTCGAGTCGATCTTGACCGTCATCACGGAGTCGCCGACCGGGCCTTCCGTGTCGGTCGCGCTCATTACGTTCAGGCCGGCAATCTTCCAGTTCTCGTTGTTCGGAACGATCTTGCCCTGCTTGACGATGAACATCGGCGCCACGGAGGCACCGGCATTTGCCAGCGTCGCATTCATCGCACCATCGGTGATCCGCTGCGCACCTCGCGCCATCCACGCGTAACCGTAGCCGTAGATCGTGTCGTCGGCACGCATGATCGTCGTCGAGTAGTAGTCGACGCGGTAGTCGCGCTCAAGCGGCGTGATTTTCCACTTGATGCAGCGGCCGTTGCATATCCAGAGGTGCACGAGCGGCGGATCGGGGTTGTCCCACGTCGTGCCGGTCGCCTTGGAGAACTTCTCCGGGTCCATGATCGAATGGACTTCCAGCACCGCATACACGTCGTCGACCGGCTCGCGGATGTCGAGCAGGTTGTTTCGCTTCTCGATCGCCTCGCGGAAGTTCCCCTTGAGCTTGCAGCACTCGTCGTTCTTCAGAATCTCGTCCACCACATCCGTCATCACGCGCGGGTAGGACTTGAATTCCTCCAGCTTGCGCCGCGACCACAGCTGCACCTCGTACGTGTTCGACGATTCACCGAGCGTGGGCGTGTTGTCGTACCAGAAGAACCAGTGCGGCACGTACGACAACCCTGCGCGCGTGGTTTCGACCACCTCGAAGTCGATCCCGGCAGGCTGACCGGGCTGCGCAGGACGGCGCTTGCGCTTGCGCTCGATTTCCGGGTGCGGACCCTTGATGATGCCGCAGCCGAACAGCGCCGTATCGAACAGCATGCGCGTGACGTGCTTCTTGAACCCGGCACGGTGCGCCATCGCGAACACGCGTTCCTGCATGTCCTCGGCCGCCTGCTGGGCGATGCTGGCGACCATGGCATCGTCCGGTCCCTGCGGCGGCGGCGCGGCCTGCCCGCCCATCGCGCCCTGCTGAGCCGCCATCGCCTGCGCCTGCTGCGCGGCCTGCGCCATAGCCTTCTCGATCGCCGTCGGGTAGTCCTCGGGATCGGGATCGTCCGGCGCCTCAACGCGGAACGGCAGGTCATTCGCCGGCAGCATCATGTCGCACAGGCGCGCCCAGCACATCAGCACGCGGCTACGGGTCGCGGCGACGGTGATCGGCTTGTTCCCAGCCTCACCGCGCTTCGGGTCGGCGGCGTCCGACGGGTACAGCTTCGATTCGAGGATGCGCGATTCGGACTTGAACTGCCGGAAATCGTCGATCCAGCGTGCATCGATCGGCTCGCGGGTTTTCACCGCCTTCTGCCAGTCGTTCTCCTTTTCCTCGCACAGCTTGTCCAGCCGGCGCTGCATTTCCGTGGCCAGCGAGCCGATGACGCCTTCGAGCTTCCGCGCCAGGTCGAACAGCTCGGGCGGCAACTCGTCGCCCATGTCCGACATTTGCTGCAACTGCGCGCGCATCGGACCCAGCATCGCGAGGTCGAGCGATGCCGGATCGGCTGTGTCGACCGCCTCCAGCATGTCGAGGTCAAACTGTGGCGGTGCGTCTCCATGCGGCGACTGCTGCGGCTGTTTCATGGCGATGACTGCGTTCATGGTCGGCCTCAGCTGAAAAATCCGTTGTCGATGGTGATCGGTGCGTCATTGCGTGGCATCTGCGGAAGGAACTTGTCGCGCTCATCGCGCCATCCGTGCGGCCGCATCGCGGCGTGGACCTTCCCGAGCACACCGTAACGCGTGCAGGCCATGAGGTCGAAGTGATGCGGCTCGCCGCCCGACTCGCACTTGTCGACAATGCGGCCCTTCTCGTCGCGGATGTACTGCGCGTACTCACCGCGCCATTTGCGCAGTGTGTCGAACACGAAGAATCGCCCGTCAATCATGCGGTCGCGCACTTCCATCAGCCCTTCGGTGATGTTCTTGCGTGCGTGGAAACACGGATTGCGCAGCGCCTTGCGGTACAGGTCAAACACGCGCTCGCCATCGGCGATGTTCGCCCCTGCTGGGTCGATCACGCACGGAATCCACGCGCCGTTGCGCATGATGTAGTCCGCATGGATCGACAGGTGTTGCAGGTTTTTCCGGTATTCGCCGACGAGGTAGATTGAGTCCGTCTCCACATCCAAAGCGAAGTCGAGGATACCCGTCGGGTCCTGAAACCCAGGATCGATCGCCTTCCATCGTGGCCAGTGCACGGGCACCGTGAACGACGGCACGATAAACGTGCGCTCGTCCACATCCCACACCTTGCCCGAGCCGAGTCGCGGGATGCCCTTCGTGCGCGCATCGATTTCGTGCGGCAGGTACGACGCCATCGTCTCACGCCGCTCTTTCTGCGACAGGTGAGAAAACGGAATGTCATCCCAGCCGATGAACGTGTACCAGTGCGATGACACCTCGGCGTCGATCGCGTCGCCATCCGCGAACTCCGGGAGCAGGTGCGCGATCAGTGGCGTGACGCCGTGCAGCGCCGTGAATCCGACGAGCACCAGCCCGTTCGTCGTCGCCGTACGCGTCACGGCTTCCGTGTACACCGCGGCAGGCGGTTCCTCATCCATCAGCGCGACATCGATTGTCGCCGACTGGAAGCGTTCCTGGCGCATGTCGTACGTCTTGAACGTGAGTTCCGACAGGCCACCGAACGCTGATTTCACGATCACGCGCGTCGCACGGTCATCCTTGCCCCACGACACGTCCTGGATGTCCTCCGGCCGGATGAACCCGCCGAGGTTGTCGCGCGTGCCGATGAGATACCGCTGGATGCTCGATGCGACCAGCTCCGACGTGACGCCGGCCGCCCATGCGGTGATCGGCTTGTGGAACCGTCGACCCTGCCACCAGTGCGGGTACTTCCCCGTGAGGAAACACGCCAGTGCGAACACCCAGCCCAGCGTCTTGCCGACGCGGTTTGCCCCAAAGATCGTGCACCGCTTGTACTTCGCGGTGGCTGCCATCGCCTCGACGTGCTTGACGTAATGCTCCCTCGCAAACGGCCCGCTGTCGGCGAAGAATGACGAATTCAGTTCGCCTTGCAGACAGGCCGAGAGCGCGGTGAGGTCGAGTCCCATCGTCGTTACATGGCCTCGATCCAGCCTCCCACCACCGTCACCGATACGTTGACGCCGATGTTGAGCTGCAACGTGACCGTGACGGGCGCGTAGTTGTTGACGAGCAGCACGTTCGGGTCGGCGACCACGGCGAAATCCTCCGTCACGGTCGTCGGCGCCGTTTCCATGCGCGCCTGAACCATGCTGCCGACAGCGAGCATGTCGTTCGGCTTTGCTGACGGTACGGGCACCTTGAGCGTCGGGTCGAATGACCCTGCCGGACCCGGCGACGAGAACGAAATTTCGCCGTCGAGCTGCCACGCGTAGGCGCCACCGTTCGGAATCTGGAACAGCACGCCGGCCGATTGCAGGTTCGTCGACTGGATGATGTGCGTCGATGGCGTGAACGACTTGTTCGCGCCGCTCGTGTTCGTCGCGACGCCATACGCGTGCAGACGCACCTGGTTGCCAGCGACCAGCGTGCCGGCCGGGAACGTGAACGACAGTATCGTGTTGTCGCCCGAGGTCGTGTACGTCTGGTACTGCAACGTCTGCACAACCGCCGTGCGCACGGACAACGGGCCATTGAGCGCAGACTGAGCAGCCGGGCGCAAGCCGGAGTTTTGGATAGCGCCCGTATCGGTCGGAAGCAGCATGGCGAGTCCTGTGAGGAACGTCAGCGCAGCGCGGATCACGGCGCCACCGTCACGCAGTTCACCGTGCTGCCCGCCGCGATCGTCGTGCTGCCCGATGCGGCCTGCTGCGCCCACTGGAACAGCAGCGTGCCGGGGTTCTGCACGTCGATCGACGCGATGACCTGCACGAACGTCCACGCCGACGTGGTTCCACCGTTGAGCGGCGTCGCCGCAGCCGTCGCGAGCACCACCACAGGCGCCGTCGCCGTCAGGTAGAAGATGCCCGTGTACTTCGCGGTATTCACGGTCAGGCCGTCGCCGAGCGCGAGCTGGAATTTCAGGCCGCCCGCTGCCGTCATCGACGGGGTGATGAGGTTGTACGTGACGAGGTGCTGCCCGGCCTGCAACTGAATGTTGAGGTCGTTGTCCGTGATGAGCGTGGTGCTGGCCGCGACGGACTGATCGGCGGACTTCCACGCGGACGGCATGAATCCGAATGCCTTTTCGAGAGCGATGCGCTCGTAATTGGCAAACGGCAAGAGTTCGTTGCGTGCATCGTTGGTGCGCTTGTACATGGTGTAACTCCTGAGTGGTGGGAGTGCATCCTGCTTGACGAAGCTTTCCTGTGGTACGTATTACCGCAAGCCGGTCACTGGCTTGTACTGCACATCGATGCCTGCTGCCGCGGCGGTCGCGGTCTTGTCCAGCGTGTAGAGGAACCCGCCAGGCAGCACAGCTGATACGGGGCCTCCGGGAGACAGCACGACAGCGATCGTTGTCACGGGGTCGACGAACGCCGTGCGATTGGCGGTCGAGGTGGGCAGAAACACACTGCACGTCTCGCCCACGCCCCATGTTCCGGTGAGGTATATCACCATTTCGTCGGCGGCTTGGCCTTGCAACTGCGTCACGACCGGACTCGTTGTCGGCACGATGACGGGATTGGGTGAACTCATGTCGGCGACTCCTGAATGCGCTCGATCAGCTTCTGCGCCCACGCCGTCAGCACTGGCCGCAGCGTGGGATTCATCGTGACCTGCGTCACGAGCATTTCCAGCATACCGTCCATGTCCGCGGGCTGCGTCGCGATCGTGCCGGAATGCTCGATCTTCTCGCCGTACCGCTTGCCGTCCCACTTCGCGAGCAGTTGCAGGTCGGTCCAGACGATGAGCTTGTCGCGCATCACGTCGCCGGACGAACCCTCTTTACCTCGGGCCACCTCGCGCAGGCGGTATGCAATCTCGTCGAACCCGAGGTCGCGCGCCGTCTGGATGCGCTCGCCAATCTCCGGGTTGTTACGCTGCCACTGCATCACCGACGACTTGCTCGGCATGCCGGGGGTTCGCAGGATCACCGACAGCGGAGTACCGGAGGCGAGGCCCTCGCAGATCGCTGCGATGTGGTCCTCGCCGAAGATGGCATTCGCTCCTCGTGCCATGTCAGGCGCCCTGAATCTTCCCGTGCTCCGCCTCGGCGAAGCCATGCGCCTCGGCCACTTCCTCGGGCGTCGGGTCGCGGTTCTCGCTCACGATGCGGTCGCAGAACGCGATCCAGCCCTTGATGAAGTCCCAATCCGCGGCCGTCTCCGGGACGATGCGCAGGATGCCCTGCAGGACCATGGCGATGAGTTGTGCGGTTGCGGGGTTCATACGGTCAGCCTCGCGCGGATGGAGGAAACGAGTTCGTTTGCCAGTGCGATTGACTCGCGCAGCGTGATTACGTCCTCGTGAAGCTGCGACGACCCGACCTCTCTCGCCGCCGACTTGTTTTCCTGCGGTGGGACGCTGCGCAGAACGCTTTCCAGCGCGCCGTGGAGCATGGCTAGCGATTGGTGCAACGATTCCAGCTCGCGCTTGGCGCCATCGATCGCCGAGTTGACGGGACTCTGCGGCGCATTCGTATTGTCCTGCGCCTGTCCGATTCCAACACCGTAGATGCTCACTGTGCTGCCTCCTTCGTCGGAACCAGCGACGCCAACAGCGCAATCGCCGATCGGGTCGCGGCCATGATCTGATCGACACGCGTGCTGTTCGGACCCAGCGTGCCAAGCTCCGTGCGCGCGGCCTCCTTCATGTCCCACGCCTTCGCATCGGCGGCCTTCACGCGCGCCTGCACGTCGAGGCGCTTGCATGGCACCACCGTGAGCGGCGCGGTACACACCGGGTAGGCGAGGTAGCGATTCACCTCGTGGGCCGCGATGCCGTAGGCGACGTCCAACTCCACAGCCGCCGTCGCTGCACTGTTCGGTTTCGGGAGCGTGTGCTGGCACGCGGCCAGCGCCAGCGACGCCGTGAGACTCAGGGCGAGCAGGAGCGTGCGCACGTCATGGCCCCTCGATCGTCACGGCCGCGGCATCGCCGCCCGCTGCGATCGACTTCAACGTCGATGCGATCGTGCCGAGCAGCGCCTCCGCTGCATCACGCTGCGCCTGCGTCCAGCCGAGCGACGCTGCCTCTACGTCCGAAACGGCGCTGCGAACGCCGTCGCCACCGCCAATGATTACCGTCGACATGGTGTTACCTCGCTGTTGGGTTGCTGGCTTCGAGCTTCGCGACTTTCGCGCGGAGTATATCCGACCACGCCTGCAAGTCATGCACGTCCGGAATCAGCACGATCGCGAGCAGGATGAGACCGAGGAACGTGAAGAAACACGCGGTGACTGCCGCCGCCATGCCAGCCGACATGCCGGGCGTGCGGTGCGTGACGTGGACATTCTGACCTGGCGGCGCGCGATCCATGTACTGATCGATCTTCGCGCAGAGGGCGTTGACTTGGTCGACGACGAGGTCGACACGAACCGTAGCGGGATCGCGTTCATCGCCGTCCGTTCGCATGGCCGTTGTTCCCCATGTAGGCGTCGAAGCGGTTCGTGAGGCGGTCGATGGCGGCGGTGAGAGTGGTCAGGGCTTGATCGTGGCGGCCGTGGATGCCGGCGTAATTCGTCGACAGCGTGGTCAGCTCGCCCTCAAGCCTCGCCACGCGCTCGCGCAACTCGTCGGCCTGCTGAGCCGGGGTGCGGAAGAACCACGCCACGATGAGCGCGAGGCCGGAGAGGATGAGGGACCAGAGGTCGAAGGTCATGCGCTGGGCGGCGTCAGGTTCGGTTGCTGGATCACGCGGGCGATTGCCGTCGCGATCCCGCTGGCGACCGTTAGCCAGTGCGCTACGGTGGCGAAGTACGGCAGCGCCTGCACCTCGGCAGGTAGCGATGGCAGCGCAGTGACGATCGCAGCGAGCGTCGCGGTCAGCAGAGCCAGCCGGACGGTCCAGGACTTCGCGGCGACTTCGGCGGCGTTGGGAATGAGGTTCATGGCGTCACCGTAAGACGCAGATGATTGAACAGCCAGATCGAGCCCTCGATCAGAGCCCAGCCGGTTACGGCTACGACGGGTATTGCCACCAGCAGGAATGCGCCCAATGATCGGGCTAGACCTGCGCCTAAATCTGCACCGTTCATGCGATGTCTCCGTCAGGTGTCGCCCACAGTGTACCCTCAGCCGCCCGCCTGCGGGTAAGCCCCGGGACGCGGTGTGGGCCGGCGTGGTCGTAGAGTGCCAGTGCCTGCGGCACGTCGAGCTCGCCGATGCCCCTCAACGCCTGCCCGAGCGAGCGGTGCGGCGCCAGCACGCCCGTGCCGAGGTTGTACGACGCCGACACGATGGCGTCGAACTGGTTCTGGCCCAGCGGCAGGCCCAGCGCGTTCACGGCCACGACCACGGGCGCCAGGTCTCGGCGCAGCATTTCGTCCGCCGTCCGCGCATCGATCGACATACCGCGGTTGACGCCATGCGTGCTGCCGTAGCCGATGCTCCAAGGATCGCCGCTAAGGCCCCTAACAGCCTCTGGGAGCGCGACGAGAATTTCTGACGCCGACTCTAGGCCCCAGCGGTGCGCGACGCTCCTGGACGCTCTGGCGAGGTCTGAGGCGGGGTCTGGATAGGCGTACAGCCGCAGCGCCTCAAAGGACTTGATGAACGAGAGGCCGTGGGGGCTGAGGGTGCGCATGCGGTTACCAGCCGGTCGTCTCGTCACGCATCACGCCACCCCCTCGATAGTCCCGGCTGGCACCCCGTTTCCGGACGGAAGGTAGGGCGCCTTTGCGCTGGCCGGGCAGCGTTCAGTGGCTGCCGGGTTGGCTACCGGATCAGCAACGCGGCGCAGGCTACCCCACCCGGCTTTTGTCTGCAAGGCCACCGCGCGATGAGTGCAGGGATTATGTAAAATTCGCTTCCGCGATTAGCTGGCGCAACAGTTCGTCCGGCTTGGCCACGACATCCTCAGCCGTAACCCCAGCCTGCACCATGAGCACCATTGCCGACCGCGCGATTTCGTAATTCCTCTGCCCGTTGGTCTCGCCGGTGAGTTTCCATGCCCTCCGGTTGATGAGCTTCATGCTGGGTTTGTTGATTTTCATAGTATTTCCCACTACTTCGTTAAATGAAACTGAATAACCGCGATTTCCGTATGACGTTGGCGCTTGCGAGTGCAGGAGAAGAAGAAGTCTCTCTCTCTCTCTCTCTCTCCTTTGCGCTCGCAAGTGTCAACGTCATACCAAATGCAACGATATTCAGCCAGTCTTAACACTTTCGGTCGGCTTCCCGCCCGTCAGCATCGCGTGTACCTCCTTGCGCCGCTTGCGCTCATCGGCCGCGCGCGCCTTGAACAACTCATGTACTGACGCGTCCACAATCCAGTTGCGCACAGGCGATGCAGGGTTCGTCGGTTGGATCGGGGTCAGCCAACCAGCCAGTTCAAGGAACTGCATCGCGCCCGCCCGTTGGTCACGGGGCATCGTCCGCCATGCGCGGTATGACCGGAATATTTCGCGGCCGCTGACTTCCTCCAGGCCGCGGGCAAGGATGAATCCGGCAATCCAGCGGACGTGCTCGATCACGGAGCCAGCGCCCAGGATGTCGTCGTAGAAAAACGCAAGGTGGTGGTAGAGGTAGTCGAACATGAAGCGTTCGACGCGTTCGGCGGTAACGGGTTCGATTGGCGACGAGCTGTGCGGCTGGGCCATCGCTGCGCGGCCGACACAATGGAACACGAGGCACAGGCGAACGAACAAGCCCTGCCATTTGCCGAGGTGGTAGCGCATGCGAACGGGAATCGCCTCCGAGCTGTGGAGCGCGCGCAGGCGGTCGTTGACGCGCTCCATGACGCAGCGGGCGCCTTCGGAGAGCAGGATGGGTCGCTTGGGGTCTCCGCGCTCGTCGGAAAGCCAGTCGATCACCTGCCGATAGCTGTCGAGCGCCGCCTGGTCCGGAGCCCGATCCTGCTCGCGCTCAGAGGCCGTCTGAGCCACAACCACGATGAAGCGCTGGAGTAGCCCGTCGTCAACCGTGCGCGCGGCTTGGGCGCGCATGGGCGACGGCTGGATGCCACCGAGGATGCAGGTCGACCAGTTCGGTACACGGATGCGCCCACGGGTTACACGATCGATCGACTTGGAGCCTCCGTTGTAGGCTTCCAGCCACAGCGAGCGATCCTTGCCTGCGCTGGCGCGGTAGGCGTCCATACTGCCGAAGAATTCGGCAAGCTCGTCGAACAAGCACAGCACGCCGCCGGGGTTGTCGCACAGCGTGAGCGCGAGCGCCTCGGTAGTCGTGTCCTGCACGATGATCTGCCGCTGGGCCGGTTTCGCGGGCGGGTCCTCCAGCGGGCGCAGAGAACCGGACTTGGCGGCTTCGGCGACGTACTTGGCTTCGATCTTCTGGTAGATTTTCAGGTCGCGTTGGTACTTCGCTTGGGCCACCTCGCCCTCCTCGGAGTATTGGAGGTCGAGGCGCTTGAGCGGTGACATGGCGCGTTTGAGTGGAGGCGATTTCTTGACGGACGGGTCACCGACGAACGTGCCCCACAACCGGGCTGACTCGCGCCACGTGAAGTCGTGCTGTTTCGGCTGCACCTGGATGCTGTCGTGCGTGACCGCGGCGCATGCCACGAGCGCGGACACAGCCAGAATGCACGGGTCGCAGCCGATGAGGTCGGACTGGTCGAACACGAAGTCGACGAGCGCGGGTGGCAGCATGTCGCGACGCAGCGGCGGCAGGGGTGCGCTAGTAAACACGTCCAGTGGCGCCGTATCTGATGGCGCATCGGGCACGTACTCCGTCACGCGCGCGGAGCACCAGCGGGCGATCTGCGATCCGGTCCAGCCGTCCGCCACGGCATCAGCCACGTCCCAGCCGTCCGGCTGGTCGGCGGGGTTAACCATGCGCACTGGTTGGTTCAGGATGCCCGCGATGGTCGTCATCGCCTCGCGGCCGGTGTCGTCGTTGTCGGGCCATGCGGTGATGCGCCGGCCGATCAGCGGGCGCCAGTCGGCGAGGTGGGCGGCTTTCGTCCCTCCGGACCACGTGACGACCACGAAGCCCTTCAATACGGAAGCGGCCGCATCGGCACACTTCTCGCCCTCGACGAGCAACACGGGATCGTTGTGGCGTGCCGCGAGACGATCCAGCCCATACAACGGGCGAGGTGCGCTGAACCCAGCCGACTTCCATCCATCGGCGAGCGACCACGTATACGGGATGACCTGCTTGCGCTCTCCGGGCGGATCGTAACGGGCCACAACACCGAGCAGCTGTCCCTCGGCACTGAGGTAGCGCCAGGACGCGCTAGGAGCGCCGTAGCGCCCGTGCACGAGGTTCGGCATGGATGCATCTGGGCACGCGGTTGTCGCGCGTCCTGTGGGCGCTGGGAGCGTCGCGTGGCTGTTAGTACGCGCAGGTCGAGGCGATGGCTCGATGCCGAGGAATCGTTCGGCTTCGGTGCATGCCGTCGCTAGATCACAATGCCGAGCAGCCTGCCACAGTCCGATGAGGTCGCCGGATTCATCGCCGCCGAAGTCAGCCCACTGGCCAGCCTTTGAGCCAGATAGGCAGACCTTCAGGCTCCTGCCTGCATCGCCGTTGACACTGCCGACGCACCAATCACGTCCTTGGCGCACTCCGTTCGGAAGCAGGTGCCGGCATACCGCCTCGACGTCCGTTGCAAGTGATGCCGCGAGGTCGGTGGCTCTCATTTGCGATGGCCCACCTTGGCCACTAGATAACCGGCTAGGTAGCCGCGCTCGTAGCGATTCAGGTAGTGATTCGCATACTCGATCGATGCGATGTAGTCACGCTGCGGACAGAACAGGAATTGATAGACGAGCTTCTCCGCGAACTCGCTTATTTCGGGGAGGATGGGAAGTTCGTCGCGATCGACGGAAATCTGACGCCGTTTCGTAGGCATAGCTTGCTCTCCTTGGTAGAGAAGGTGCCAGTTAGCTGCGTTCCAAGGTCGCAGCGCGGGAGCTACCCGGTATGTCCTGGCGTGGTCAGTGTATCGTTGTTACCGCAGCAACGCGCGCAACTCATCCTCCGATCGACAGATTCCAGCACAGCACCCCGCCCGCTCCGTCACCTCGCGCCACTGATATTGCTCCTCCCGCACGCGCCCCTCAGCAGACTTCACCTCCACCGAAAGAAACTGCGCAATCGTCGATCCGACGTGCTCAGTGCGTATGGTTAGAGGCCGCCACCCGATGAGGTCCGCAGAGCCGGTGGGGAGTCCGACCTGCACGACGCGGCCGCCTCTGACGATGATGTCTCCACGCTTTAGGGTGACAGGTCCGTCTCGGCTCACGCGTTGGTGCTTGCCGAGCACGGCGACGGCAACGGTGTTGCGGAACAGACGGCAGCCGAGCGCCGTCGCTAGCAGCTGGAGTTGGCGGACGATGGGGGATTCGCGGGAGGTCACGACGTGCCGCCAGGCTTCTGATACACATACCCCATCCGCGCACAGTAAGCCCGCACATCGTCATCGGTGCCGAGCTTGGCGTGCCCCTGTTGTATCTTGCGCTCCGCCTCACGCCTGTCCTGCGCGGTATTGATGTGGATGACGGTCATGGCGCGGCGTTGTTGTTTCTGGCGGTCGGTGGCGTTCACGGTTCACCTCGCGCGCGGAGCATGGCGTCGGCCATCGCATAGCACCATCCAGCAAGCTCGTCCGGGTCATCCTCCTCGTCGTATTCTTTGCCTTCATCCTGCGATGCCAATTCTCCCTGCAACGCCCTCGCCGCGAAGTAGTCGCGCAGGGTCATGCCTTCGATGGCGGCGCAGATAGGATCGCCTTGCGAGTTCAGCGGCTGGCTCGGGAACGCCGGCCCACCATCATTGCGCGCGCTCACTTCACACCTCCCCGATCGCACCGAATCACCAACACGTCCCCATCCCTGTCCAGCACATCGACCGGCCTGCCGCCATCCTGCTCACACACCGCGCGGACGTGTTCCTGGTACGCCAGATCGGGGTCGCGCGTAGCGAACATGACCGCGAGAGTGTAGAGCAGGCCGAGTGCAGCGATGGCGGTGATACATGCGGTTTCGATTTTCATGGTGTCGCCTCCGTTGGTGGGTAGGTTGAGAAGATCGGTTGCGGTGATGGTCACAGCAGGTGCTGCGCAGACCATTTTTCCTCTATCGTCTGTTCCTCGATCTGCGCGCGGATCATGCGGCGCTTCCAGTAACGTTCCTGCATGCGCTTCGATTTCGCCATACAGGCGTTACCTTCCATGGCATACGCCGTGAACTCGCACGACGCCATTGCCGCCAAGTAACGCGCCATTTCATACGACTTACCACGATGCGCGGCGTGTATCGCCTGCCAATCAGCTTTGTCCGATGCGTCCACGTCCTAAGCCCTCCGCCTCTGCTGTTTCTGCAACCGCGCCGCATAGATGTAGCCCGCCCAACGCTCGGGCGACTTGTAACCACTCTGGCGACCTATCGCGATCAGTTCGTCGAGGGTGCGTGCCTGCGCACGATCCATGTCGACGGGGCGTGACCGCTGCGCCCGTACCTGCTCTACGTCTACCTCGTGCAACTCCCCCGCAACCTCATCGACGACGCGCTCGGCGGCCTCGAATACATGCCCACAGCCACACTGCAGCACCGCGGCACGCACCGTCGCGTAGCACGCTGGACACTGACGCACGGGAAGCGCACGATTCGCCGCACCCGCCTGCCTGCGCTCGCGACTCGCCAGCGACCACTCTCGATCGTCGTCAGGGAGTCCGTGAATCTCGACGTTGCCGACGTGATCGAACAGCAACGCCTCAGTCTTACCGGGCGCCGCACGCATCGGCCGCATGACTTCCTGCACGTACTTGGCGAGCGATTCGGTCGGGTTCAGCAGGAACCCAGCGCGCAGGTTGCCGATGTCGAGTCCCTCGCCCACCAGTGCGCATGACGTGAGCATGCTCAGCGATCCAGCGCGTGCGTCCCGAATAATCCGGCGGCGCTCGTCGTCCGGCATCTTCCCGTCGACCGCCGCTGCCCGCCAGCCACGCGCACGGAACTGCTCGGCAAGCCGGTGTGCCGCACGGACGGACGTGCAGAACGCGATGGACGGCGCGCCCTGCACGATGCGCTCGTAATGCTCCAGCGCCGAGCCGATGATCTTCCGGCCCTCGTCGCCTTCCATGAGCGCGTCGACCTCCGACGCCACCAGCTCGCCGGCCACGTGGTGCATCTGTGATCGGTTGACGGTCGTCGGGCGCCATAGTCTGTACCGCGACAGGTTGCCCGCATCGATCAGCTCACGCGGCGACGGACCCAGCACCATGTCCGTGAAGATGTCGTCGAACCCCTGCCCGTTGAGGCGCCACGGTGTTGCGGTCACGCCGATGCCTGCGGAGTCCGCCCATGCCTCGATAACCGCGCCCCACGTATTCCCTGACACGACGTGATGCGCCTCGTCCGCAATCCACAGGTCAGGCCGCGGCACGCGATCCAGTCGCCGCGCGAGCGTGAACACCGACGACACCTGCACGAGTTGACGCGGGTCCGCCGCATAGCCAGCGGCGATGATGCCGTGGCTCACGTTGAAGCGGGCTAGCGTGCTGGACACCTGATCCACCAGTTCCTTGCGGTGGACCATGATGTTCACGCGTTTGCGGCGTTCGGAGGCGCGTGCGGCGATGTAGGAGAAACAACAAGTCTTGCCGAACCCACACGGCGCCACGCCCATGACGCGGCGGTTGCCGAGCAGGGCGCCGCGGAGGGCGTTGACGAACGGCTCTTGGTCACTTGGCCGCAGCGTGATGCTCACCGGCCTTCCTTGATCCAGATTCGCCCGTCACCGCCATCGATCACGCCTTTCGCGAGCAGGTGCAGCCATGCGACTTGCGCGCCTGTAGGTGAGTTTTCGCCCATCGCATGCACGCGCCCGTACGAGTCGACGACGCCAGAACCGCCGCGATCGCGCAGCCATTCACGCCACTTGTGCTGGCCTTTGGTGAGTTTCACTTCGGCGGCTCCGGGAGGGGCATCCAGTGGGTTGGATAGCTTGCGCATAGATGGTCGGCGCCGTCATATCCAACTGGCGATAGCCAATGTGTCCCTCCCCACCATCCACAGAAGCTGCTAGCGTGCCTTTTGCATCCAAGCAATATGCGCCTTCCATCCTTCGGCGCCGTCTCGATAGGCTGCCACTCCATCATGACACCCTCCGCAACTTCTTCCGCACGACCTTTTCGTGGTTCGCAGCCAAGTCCGGTTTCTTCCTGAGCTTGTAAACCGCCTGCGTCGTGACGCCGAGGACTTCGGCGAGCTTCCGGACGGAGCCGGCGAGTTTCAAAGCTGTTTCGACCTTCATCGTGTCACCTCCCGTTACCTGAACCGATGGCGCATCCTACACCGAAAAATAGTGGTTGACAACTGGTTGGCAACGGGGTATCGTGGCGCCACAGTCAACGGACGGGGTCGCACGATGAAGAACTACAGCGAGATTGCCGAGAGGCAGGCGGAAATTATCGTCGCCGATATGGCGATGGAGAGATTCGACCGGATCGTTCGCCTGATGCAGTCGAGCGAGGAGCTGTGCGAGCGAATCGCATTCTTGGCGTGGGATTGCACCGCAGATTCGACGAAAATCCGCGACCGCCAAATCGAACTCGCCATGCTCGACCACTGCGAAGAAGCCCTCATCCGCATGTACGATGAGGAAACCGAGGCACAGAAAGATGCGTATGCGAAGGGGGATAGGTGAGGATCAATTACGGCGTCAACCGAATCGTACGGGATCATGGAAAGCGTAAGAAAACGGAACACCGCAACGGGACTATCGAAATATTCGGCGTTCGGTATGGGGACCAGAAGGCGCACGAAAAAATTCGCAAGATGATCCTTGAAGCCAACCCCGGATGGGCCATCACCGGCTACGCGAGGCAGACGCCATGAAACCGCTCTACTGGCTCATCATCGACCGCCAGCTCGGCGAGGAAATCATGATCTGCGATACGCGTGACGAGGCGCGCTCGTGGATTCGCGGGATGTCGAGTTTCGAGGTGTGTATTGCGAAGGTGGTGCCATGTCGGTGAACCTCGCCCGCCAATTCATACCCTATATCACCCACGAAGCGTGGCTCGCCGAGCGCGCGAAGGACATCACGTCAACTGAAACGGCAGCTCTCTTTGATTGCTCGCCGTACCTGACGCGTTACGAACTCTGGCACCGGAAGCGCGGCGACTACACCGTCGCATTTCAGGACAATCCACGGACGGTGTGGGGCAAGCGGTTGCAGGATGC